CCGGCAACGGCTACAACACAACGGTTGTGACGGTTGAGGGTGAAGCAAAGACGTGGGCAGATGTCCCGGCTTCGCTCAAGCCTTGGATCGGGTATGTGCCAACAGCCGAGGCTTTGCAGTATTTGCCAGGCGATCAGATACGAGTGGTTCTGCCGGTTCAGCTTATTTGCCACATCGTCGGGCAGACGCAATCGGCACGCGCCACGGCTTTGAATAACTTACTGGATGACGTAATAGCCGCTTTGAGCGTGGACACAACGCGAGGTTCCAAAGCAATCTCAACCACGGTAGTCTCGGCAGAGACGGACGAAGGTGCGCCTGGTGCAATCGGCGAGGGGTCGATGGTCTTGGCTGTTGAGGTCGCTTATATGAGAACGAGTGGGCAATCGTAGGAGGTTGGGATGAAGGTGAAATTTATGGGTGCCAACCCTGTAAAATTTGGCGATGTTAAGGTCCAGGTGGGCGATGTCCTAGACCTCGACCAGAAGACAGCCGAAGAGGCTTTGCGCGGTGGTTTGTTCGTTACTGTTGAACCAGCCAAACCAAAAGCTAAGCCGAAAAAGAAAACTACGACAAAAATTGAAGAGGAGAGCTGAAAATGGGAACTTCAACAGATCATGCGTTGGGCAGGAATTTACGGTTCTTCTCCGTCAAAGAAGACGCGGCTTATCCGGGTGGGCGCTACGGGACGGATAACCAAAAAGCTCTGGCAGGCGGCGACGCTGCCAAGGTTCTGTCTACTTCGATTGAGTTTACCGTTGCGAGAAATCCTCGAATGGATGCCCGAGGAAGCCGGGCGGTTTTGGAGCGGATCACGGGGAAGCAAGAAATTAGCTGGAGCTGTGAAAGCTATCTTCTTCCGAAGAGCGGCGCAGCGCCAGACATCGATCCTTTGATTGAAGCAGCGATGGGCGGGACGTTTGGTACCCCAACCAACGGCTATACTTTGTCGAGCGTAAACGACTTGCCTACTTGTCGAATTGCGCGAACGGCTGACGGTGTGTTTCGTGAGGACTTGTTTGGTGCGTGGGTTGAGGAAATGTCTATTTCTGCATCCGGCGGCGAAGAGCCTAAAATCTCGTTCAGTGGCGGGGCTTTTAACTACGCCTTAACCGGTACAGGCACGACTCACGCAGCCTCGTCGGTCACGACTACCTCGGTGCCTCTTGTCACCGGGGACGGTGTTAATTTCATGGTGGGTTCATGCATCGATATTAACGGCGGCTCTACCATCGTGACGGCAAAAACTGCGGTGGATACGCTTACTGTTAAAAGTGGCACATATACCAACGACGAAGCGATCATCCCCGAGACTTACGCCGAGACAACTTCGGCACAGCCGCCTGTTAACGGTATCGGTGGTCAGCTTACTTTGGGGGGCGCGGGGGTGCCTATCACGGGCATCGAGTTCACAATGACCAACGGTGTCAAACCCTTTAGCGATCAAGCACTCACAAAAGGCACCGAGGATTTTGTGGCAGGATACCGGACGTGTTCTGGCACGGTGACTATCCGCGCTCGCAAGGACCTCATTAAGCGCTTTTCTCAGCGCTACGTTCAATTGAGTGCCACGGCCAATCCGGCATTTACCGGCGAATCTGCTGACTTCGAGATTTCTGTAGAGTTTGGAAACGTTACCGGTCAAGTGGTCGTTTTGAACATACTGAATGCGGAACTCGACTTCGGAGCTATCGATGTTCCAGAAGCCGAAGAAGCCATTTTGAACATTCCGTTTACGGCTCTAGGCGACTCCAGCACGCTGGACGAGTTTAAGCTCTTGTGGAACCAAAACCCTAGCTAACCAATCACACGGGGAAAAACATGTCTGTGATGAATGAAGAAGACGCGGTGCTTTACGTACCGGAACACGGTGACAATAGAGATCTACCCGAAGAGAAGCAGGTGACTGTTTCAATCCTTCCGATGACGGGGGGAGAGTTTCGATCGTACACTCGGGCAGTGAACAGTAAGAAAAACAACCTCGACAAGGTTGTGGAACGCATCATTAACGAGCGAGTGGTTTCTGTCACAAACTACGAAGATATCCGAGGGCGTCCTGTCACCACAGGCGAAGACCTTTTTGACCAGGCAGAAGTCGCTTTCATCGATGAGGTGTTTTCGGCTCTGACCGAGATCAGTGTGCTGAAGGGCGGACTGAGAAAAAAATAGAGATCGCTCTGCGTCTTGTCTTCAGCGGTGACTCGAAGACAAAAGAGTGGGGATGCTCACGATGTAAGGGCGAAGACTACGAAGAGGGTGATAAGTATCGGAAGATACGAAATTGCGACACGGAGGATAATGAGAACATCGCCTGGGAATGGATGCCGTCACTAAGACGGTGCCCGTTTAGCCAAATCACTGATCAAGTCTGGGAGATCTTACAGTGGTGGGGCGAGTTCAAAGAGCTTGGGGCTTTGCCGTGGGGCGGGTCGGATTTGATGGAGCAACCAGCCTATGTCTTAGAGGCTTTCAATATGTGTATTGAACTCAAAGGCAAAATCGAGCTGGAAGGGCATAAGAAGTCTGAAAGGGAGCGAGAACAATGGCAGCGTCGGAACGCAAAGTCGGCATCACGCTCATCCTGAAGGATAAGATGTCGAAGTCTTTGACGAAGGCTGATAAGCAAGCAAAGAAACTACGTAAAAGCGGCGATGACATCATAAAGACTTTCAAAAAATCTTGGAAGCCTTTTGCGGTTCTTACCGGGGCTATTACTGGAGCCGCTGCCGCTGTTTTTATCCTGAATAAAAGGGTCGCAAACTTCGGCGATACGATGATCAAGAGCGCTCAGCGCCTTAATCTCAGCACCGATGCTTATCAAAAATTCGACCACGCTATGCAGCTAAGCGGAACGAGCATGCAAGCAAACCGGGGCGCTTTGACTCGTTTTGCTCGAACGGCTCGCGACGCGGTGAACGGTGTTAAGATTGCCGAGGAAGCCTTTATTCGATTAGGTATTTCTGTGCGTGACAACGATGGGTCTTTCAAGCAAACCGAAGAACTCATGATGGAAGTTTCTGACGCATTTGCGACAATGCCTTCGACCATCGAGAAGACTGCTTTGATGATGGATTTGTTCGGGCGTAGTGGTGCCCAGATGTCGCAATTCTTATCTCTGGGATCTGAATCTCTGAAAGAGGTCGGGAGGGATGCGGAGCGCCTTGGCGGTATCATGAGCGAATCAGCCGCTAAAGGGGCCGAGAAATTTATCGATGCTCTGACTCGTATGGAATTGGCTTTTGATGGTCTTTTGCGAGACATAGCCGAGACCACTCAGCCGATGTTCACCAAGGCAATGGAGTCTATGGCTAACTCTATTGTGAGTCTTCGAAAAGCCTTCATGCCGGTTTACAAAGATTTCATGAGAAACTCCAAACAAGTGGCCCAAGTCGTGATCCCTATCATGGGGTGGATGGGGCAGGCGGTTATTGGCTTCGGCACAACGGTGGCTTTGACGTGGAAAGCCATTTTGATGACTGGCAACCAGTTAATTTCTGGTTTTATCAGAATGAATAACGCGGTGCTGAAGGCTTTTGAGTGGGTTACGGGCATAACTATCGCCCCTTTGGCTGATGACTTTGGGCAGACAGCGCTCGAAATCGACAGCGAAATGGCTAACATCATCGACGCAAGCGCTGCCGCCATGGGCGCGATCGACAATCTGACTGACGCGGTGATGAACGTAAACACGAAGATCTACACGACAGCCGATTCCGTAGACAAGGCGCGTGATGCGGCAGATAAGTTAGGGACGATCAGCAAAAAGCTGACCGACGAAGAGCTGGCGAATTACAAAAAGATTTTGGATTGGCGCAAAAGAGCTACAGAGGATTACAACGACGCGGTGAAAAACGCGGCGGATGCTCGCTTTGCTTATCAGGTTATGATCACCAACAAGGTGGCGGAAGAAGAGGAAGAGCTTCAACAGAAAAAGCTACGACACCTAGAGGAGCTTCGCTCTGAGGCCGAAGAAACCACAATGCGCTTTGCAAAAGCGGGCGCTTCGATAGGGGATGCCTTTATCTCTGGGTTTGAAGCCGCTGAAGAAGGTCAAAGCCGCATGATTGAGGGGCTTAAAAGTGCCGCTCAAGAGTCTATCAACATCGGCCTAGACGTCATGGAAGAGCAGGTTATCAATTACGCGAAGACGGCAGCGGCGGGGGCGGCGAGTTCTGTTTCCAGTATTCCAGTTATTGGCCCAGCGATGGCGGCTGCCGCCGCCGCCGCAATGTTTGCTCTGGTCAAAGGCTTCATAAATATGGGCTTCTCTAATATGGCCGAGGGTGGTTTTGTGACTGGCGGTGTCGCAAATCGAGACTCGGTTCCAGCCATGCTAATGCCGGGCGAATATGTGATGAGCAAGAAAGAAGTGGCTGCCGCGCAAGGCGGGGGAGGTCCGGGGGGAGCCCCGGTCTTTAACATCGAGCTATCTTCTTCGCTCCCCCCGTCTCGGGCTGAGATGAAGAAGTTCGTTCGCCAGAACATTGTCCCGGCTCTTAGGGAGCTACGCACTCAGGGGATGTACTGATGGCTTATTCGGCAGCGGCTCTGACAGCCGCCGAGATAGCAGGGTTCGCTAATGACAAGCCGATGATGGTCGTGCAATCCCTACAGTCTGGCTCCTTGAGTACAGCGAAATGGACCTGGGGAGGTGCTCATCCCGACGCAGATGCAACCGACGCAGATTACCCCGCTTCTAGAGCGTGTGACGATATTGGGAGCTTGCAGACTCAATCATCTAATGTGCTAGGGTCGGTCTCGGGTGCTTCGCAAGAGGATCCGTGTGAGATTACGGCAACCGGTCACGGTTTCTCAAACGGGGACTTCGTTTATTTCTATAGCATCGGCGGGATGACTGAGCTGAACTACGACCCCGACGAACACAACATCTACGAAGTAACCGGCAAAACGACCAACACGTTCAAGCTATTGGGCGTTGATGCGACCGGGTTCACCGCTTACACGAGCGGCGGCGCTGTGGAGAATGTGAAATTCTACAACATCTATACGGGCGGTGCTGCAACTACGGTGGATGTCGATACGCTTCTTCTCCTGAACCACGATTTTAGCGGGACCAGTAATGTTCTGGTAGAAATTGCTGACAACAGCACTTTTACCTCCAATAAGATTGAAATAGCTCGTCATGTTTCTACCGGAACCACGGACACGGGCAGATGGTTGGTCACAAATCTCAACTCTGCGGGAGCTGGAAGCACCTACAGCGCGGGCGGGACTGCCCAAAGATATTCTGATGTTGCATATATCCGGCTCGTGGTTGTGGGGCGATATTCGGCGCTTGGTGAGTTTTTCCTTGGCGCTCGCTACCAGCTACAACGCAACCCTGATTTGGCTTGGAACAACAAAAACGAAGTCAGTGGCGTCACGGATTTCCAATCTCGAACAGGACTCACTAAGCGCTACGTTTTTTATCGTGGTCAAGCGGTTCGCAACGTAACGATGGGCATGGGCGCTAGTGCCGAAATCACGGTGGTGGACAATTGGTTCAACGCGATCAACGAAGGCACCAGGCCTTTTGTGTGGATCGATACTCCAAGCAGCGGGGCTGAAGCCCGGTTGATGCTGTTAGACGATGCCGGGTTGAATTTTCCGTTGGTCGGGCCTTACGAGCGGCAACTTACATTTAGCATGGCTGAACAGCCTCCTTTCTTGTCGAGGGAATAATGGCAGGTAGCCCCGACGCAGACTGG